TACGATATGATCCAGGTGTGCAGCATTCAGATCGGATAGTTCGCGCTCAATGGCGCTTTTTTCAATAGTTATTATTTCCATTTTTGCCCTCACTCATTATCTAATTGATCAAAATAATATTTGGCCATTCCAGCCGATTGTCTAACAGTTAATTTACAAATAGCTGAACCGGCGTTTTCCATATCCTGGATATGATGTAGTAGCCGGTTCAATTCTAATTCCAGGTTTTTCATAATTTGTTCTTTTCGATCTGTTGTCATTTTCTTAGCTCCAAAAAAAAGCGCCCGTTTCCAGGCGCTTGTTAGGTTTAAGGTTGGATGCGAACCGGCATAATAACTGCCTTATCTTCTGATCCTTGTTTCGCTACTGAGACATTGATAGCTGAAGTAACCGCGTTATTTTCATCGACTACAAGATCCAGGATCACTTCCTGAGTCGCGTTGGCTAACGACTTAGCCAGATCGAGAAGTAATTTTGCATTAATGCCCAGTCTGATAGTTTTAGCGGGATCTGTTTCGAGCATATTTAATATATTATCGATATCAGGGAAAGAACCAAGATCTGGCCGGTTGAGCTTATCGCCGTTTTTTAACTCCAGGCTACCATTAGCGCGGATCTCGATAGTATCCTCTCGATCTTTCCTGGCTATTTTCCTAGCGGCTTCCAGGGCATCCTTAGAAATGTAGCCTGAAACATCATCTGGATCTATTTCTACTTTAATGGCTGATAGTATTTTGCCATTCGTAGCAACTAACCTTTCATTTTCTACATCAAGATAAGGTTCGCTTAAATGGTCTCGCATATCCTTAGGATCTACCGCGCTCTCTATTTTAGTGTTTCGCATTTTCATAAGTTTAGATACTCCAATTATTAGTGGTATTAAATAGGTAACTAATCGTTACCACATAGCCTACTAACAACTAATAGGCTATAGGGTAGGACTATTCGTAGTGGTTTTTCTCTTTCCATTCCTGAACCACTGTTTCGCCGATTATGTAGGTATACATATTTACAACACGCTCAGGTTCAGAAAAATCCGTTGAGACTTCGCCAAAATTATCCTGCTCGTATTCTTTAATATGGTTAATTACATTAAATGCCATATCGCCTAACCATTGTTTGCAGCGATAGGTTCCGATTATGTAGTAATCCTGGTTGAAAGCGTAATGATGCAGATCGTCAATGTTACTCTCTATCCATTCTTGATCTTGCTCATTGATGTAATCGTTAAAATGTTCTGTTATCTCTTCTTTCTTATAGTCCATTGTAGATACTCCATTGTGGTTAAAAATCTTTATCAGTTAGCCTAAACAGTGAATAGGCTATAAATATTCCTTCACTCAAATCATTAGCTCGAACTGTATCTATCAATAAATAGACCAGGTTCTCAGTGTTTCGATGTATCCGGCCAAAGCGCCAGCCGGTTAGTGTGAGAACCGGAACACAAGCTAACGTGAACAACAGTCTTATAAACTTAAAATAATTATTTTGGTGAATAGTCATTAAGCGATCTCCTCCATTTGCTTAATAAAGTCTAGTCTTGTGGTATAGGCTTCTATTGCTTCTTGATAGTGATCATAGATAGCGACAGAACCTTGGTATTCCCCATCTTGTCTATACAATAACCAAGCGTTATTAATTACGCTGAAAGTTAAGACAATTTGAGATCGACCATTGTTGAAGTTATGGACTTGTTGTTTTTTATAGAAAGGATTTTTTTTAGTCATTAGATATTTTCCTTGTGAATTAGGTAAGAAAGAATGAGAGGAATAGCGGTTAAGACTGATAGCAAGATCGCGACTATAGGCTCGGATTGGAAGGTATAAAGAAACGTCCCAAAAAAGATCATAAAAGCTACCCATAAGATAGTTAGGATTAACGCTTTCATGATTAATACCCTAACCAGGTTAAAACGCTTTGCGCGTTATATTGGTCAAGATCTCCAACATCTTCTAAGAAGGACTCGATAGAATCCTGATAGATACCGGATTCATCTTTCGACCGGTGACCATGCTTTCTTAATTCCTGGATAGCTCGCGCTTTGGATATCATTCCCTCGGCGCTTTCATAGTAATAATCAGTTCCTATCATCTTTAGATACTCCATATATATAGTGGTATAGGAATAGTAACCGGTTATTATCCATGTTGCAACATTTGTAACACTTAATAATACAATTAAATAAGAAATAGATAAAACCATGCCAAAAGCTAAGAAAATAGAGCAAAGTAACAATATTCCTGAAATATCAGAAAGAGAACATAATTTCATCATTGAGAGAGTTATAGAGGGTAAAAGCTACCTGGAAGCCTACAAGAATACTCACAACGTCAAAAACCTAAGTAATACGGCTATAGCTGCCAGAGCATTCCGGTTGAGTCATTCAGACCGGATCAAAGCCTGGGAAAGAGAGTTAAGAACATTAGGCGCGATAGAATCCCAGGTAACACTAGAGAGTCATATAGCTAGACTTAGGCAAATATCAGAGATAGCTATTGATAGAGACCAACTAGGCGCGGCTGTAGCGGCAGAGAAGCATATCGGCCAGGCAGTAGGACTATATATAGATAAGAAAGAGTACACCCATAAACATGAGACAAGTGCTCTGTCATTGTTAGAAGAGCTAAAGGAAAGTGTACAAGTGGATAAGGGGCCAGAGATCAAACACTGATACCACTAGCTGTAGGTTTTCTTTTTTGCTTTCTATGGGATAGGCAAAAAGATTTAATCGAACCCGGGCCAGGCTATCTTCTCGAATAGCCTTAGTTAGCTAACCTATTGATTCATCAAGCATTGGCCCACATGGTCTGTGTGTGTCCTTTTGTAAGTCATTGATTTACCTAGCCTTAGCCAGTCGATGAAGAGCTAGCCGCCTGGGGGTAGCCCCCCCATCGCCGCCCGCACCGGTGCTAGTGGTGAACCAATATCCAGCCCATTTTCAAACTTTTCCCCCCTAACGAGGTAAAACGATGCCAAAAGGTTTATATGCCAACATTCACGCTCGGCGTAAGTCGGGTAAGCCTATGCGTAAGAAGGGTGCTAAGGGAGCGCCTACGGATGCTGCTTTTAAGCGTTCTGCTAAGACGGCTAAGAAGCGTAAGTAGTAATGCCTAAACCGGCGAAGGGTAAGGCGAGGGTCAAGGTAACGGCTAGTGGTAAGCGGGTGAGTTACGGTCAAGCTGGTAAGGGACGGGTTAAGCCTGGTACGAAGAAGGGTGATGCGTATTGTGCGCGAAGTTTAGGGATTAAGAAGCGTTTACCGGCTTCCAAGCGCAATGATCCGAATACCCCTAATAATTTATCGAGAAAGCGATGGAAGTGTGTCGGTGCGAAGAGTAGACGGGCTTAAGAAAACGCCGTTACTGGTCTGTGCGGAGATGGTAGGGCGTGTAATGGAGGCCACGAGGATGCAGAAGCGGAAGCGTCTAGAGATTGAATTGAGGCGAAAAACTCCCCTTGTCCCTGGTGAATTAACCCCTAAGTAGCCAGGGGCTTTTTTAAAAGAGGAAGTTAGTGAACGTCAGGTTAGCAGAGCTTAAAGATTTAACCTATATCGATCATTTGCAAAGAAAAAACTCTAGTGTTTTAGGTTGGATGTCTAAGGCCACTTTTGAGCGCGAGATACCTTTATTGCGTGTTTTGTTAGCTGAGTTGGATAGAGAGCCGGTTGGTTATTTGTATCATGGGTCTGAGCGTAAAACGTGCAAAATTCATCAAGCGTGTATTGAGTATGATCTTCGAGGTCAAAGTTATGGTGCTGCTTTAGTTAATACGTTACTTGATCATCTAAGAGTGTTTGGTGTGCAGAATGTGATGTTGCATTGTGGTTCAGAAATGGCGGCTAATCATTTTTGGGAAGCAATGGGTTTCTATTGTCAGGCAATTAGGCAAGGCGGTTTTATCCGCAATAGAGATATCAATATTTGGAGATATGACTTGCAACCAGCTTTGTTTATTACACAAACAGAACCCTCAAGCAAAGCAATACGATGGGCTACGAGAAAGTAATTGTCCGTTCATTTCTCTAGTCAGCGTATGGATTGGGGTACGCCACAGGATTTATTTGATCGACTCAGTGAAGAGTTTGGTGGATTTGATCTTGATGTGTGTGCAAATGCCGAAAATGCGAAGTGTCCTCGTTATTTTACCGAAAAAGACGATGGGTTGAGTCAGGACTGGAAAGGGTATTGCTGGATGAACCCGCCGTATGGTCGGGAGATAGGGAAGTGGATAGAGAAGGCTTATCATGCGGCTAGTAAACCGACCCATATTAATCCGTTAGGTGGCGATGCAACGGTCGTGTGTTTATTACCGGCGAGGACGGACACGCAATGGTGGCATGAGTATTGTATGAAAGCGGATACGGTACGGTTTATTCGAGGTCGTTTAAAGTTTGAGGGCAGTGAGAATTCTGCGCCGTTTCCGAGCGCGATTGTGATCTTTGGTCAGTATCCCAGATATCAGTGGGGGTATTTTTCTTATGAGGGTAGACAACGTAGACAGGCCGTTAGTGGAGGTCAGGAAGCCGCTTGTACCGGAAGTGAAGGTAGAGCCTAAACCGAAGAAGGTAGAGGGTCAGGTTGATGTGCGGGTATGAAGTGGATCAGGAAGGACAAGTATTACGAGGAAAGTGATTGTAAAAGATATACGGTCAGTGCCTCGAAGGTGATGGACAAGTGGCGTTTCACTTGTTGGCGTGTAGAAGATAAAAAGAATTTAGGTGTTTTTGATGAGGCGAAATTAGCGAGGGCGCAGGGGATGAAAGATGGTAGCCGCTTACTATAACGAGTTGGATAAACACGCTGCGGAATGGTTAAGGAATCTGATTAGGGAAGGGTTGATTGCTGATGGGGATGTGGATGAGAGACCGATACAGGAAGTAAAACCAGATGACCTTAAAGGATACACCCAATGTCATTTCTTCGCCGGAATTGGCGGATGGAGTTACGCCCTTAGACTCGCAGGATGGAGTGATGAGAGACCTGTTTGGACAGGTAGTTGCCCCTGTCAAAGTTTCTCAGTCGCAGGAAAAAGAGAAGGTGCAAGTGACGAGCGTCACCTCTGGCCTGATTGGTTCAGGCTCATCGAAAAGTGTCAGCCTCCAACGGTCTTTGGCGAACAGGTTGCGGGAGCGGTTGGATTCGGGTGGCTTGATGCAGTCGCAACAGATTTTGAGTCTCAAGACTACGCCTTCGGGTCGAGCGTACTGTCAGGATTCACTGTCGGAGCCTATCACAAACGCCAAAGGCTCTGGTTCGTGGCCGACTCCAACCGCACTGTCGGGGGGTGCGGGAGACTGGAGAAACAACCCCAGAGGCCATCAGTCGGGCAATGCGCTGAAAACAGCAGCATCGACTTGGCCGACTCCCAGATCGTCGAGTGCCATGACGGATTCAGTGGAAACTTCGCTGAAACGCATGAAAAAAATGGGGTTCGAGGGAAAGTTGGAACAGGCAGCAGCGTTGACAAAAAGTGCTTGGCCGACTCCCAGTACACGCGATCACAAGGGCGGTTACGAGGGCGGTCGAACGAGGAACGGCAAACTGTCAACAGACTCCTTGGATGTGACAGCGCAGTTGACTGGTCAGCAGTCGAGTGGGTCGAATGTGCTGACGGAAAAACGCGACCAATACCGACTGAATGTAATGTTCAGCCTCTGGCTAATGGGTTATCCACGGTCGTGGATCGAGAGGGCAATTCCCACCAGTACTCGTACTCAAATGCGCTTAAAGGTATAGGTAATGCGATCATCCCAGAGGTTGCAGCAGAATTTATTAATGTTTACATGGATATTGCATTAGATGGTTCAACTTAATCCAAAGTATTTTCCAGGTGGTCAAAGTCCTTTATTGCCAGCCGGTCAGACACCAGTAAATACGACACCAGTAGCTACGACATCAGTGAATACTGCGCCGGTAGATACAACACCTATTAATGTTTTTCAAGCAGCCCCCGATACTTCTTTGCTATTAGAGTATATAGAGAAAACGGGTTTATCGCCGGTGTTGCCAGGGTGGACGAATCCTTCTGAAGCGGAAATGCGAGCAGTAGTAGAGGGCAATAGTTTTAGGCGTACAGCGTTAAAGGAATTTGGTAATGCGTCTTACATGACGGTTTATGTAGATGATGGTTCGCGGGTTCCTGGTGGTGCATCTTTTCTTTCTGCGAAAGATATTCCTTACTTTAAAAAAGGGATTGTAGATTTATTTTACGGTTGGTATCAAAACCCTGATCAGATTTGGGGAACGATAGAGCAGTGGGCGGGGCCAACGAATACGAACGCGGATAACCGTAAAGGGTTCATGCGTGACTTGCAACGCTATAGTTCGGGTGAGCAACAGAATTTACTAAACCAGTGGATACAAGGTGGGTTCGGGAATCCACCGGCGGGTTTAGATGCAGATTTTGCGATTGATGCTTTAGATTACGCATTTCGTGAGATGGGTCGTGGTCAACAGAACAAAACCCGTGGCTTTATTGATAAATTCACGAATTTTGTTACTGACCCGATGAATTGGGTAAAAGCGATAGCGACTGCGGCTGTTATGTCTATTCCAGGGGGTCAGGGCTTTGCGTTTAGTGAGTTAGGTAAGAGTGCTGGTGCGGAATTATTAAAAAGTGCGACCACACAAATGGCAGTGGATGGCACGTTAGATTCTCTACGTCCTACACCAGCAGAGATCAATGATGCGATACCGGAAGATGCTACTGATAATATCCCGGTAGAGCGTGACGAATATTTAGAGCGAGTTGATTATTTCCAAGATCCGTTCACGAATTATCGCCCACCGATTGAAGATCCTGGTGGCACAAGTGAAGAAGTGTTGGAAGAAATAATAGAAGAACCTATTGTAGAGGAAGTTGAAGAAGTAACAGCAGACCCGATACCAGAAGAAGTAGGAAGTGAAGTAGAAGTAGATCCTGTACCGGAAAAAGAAGTAGAGATAGATCCTGTACCCAAAGAGATTCTAGACGGGCCTGAAGTAGAAGTAGATCCTGAACCTGAAGCAGAAAGAACGACTGAAGAAGTTGCTGGTGATATAGCAGTAGGTGTGGCTACAGATGCAGTAGTCGATGCCATCATAGGTGGACAGGAAGGTGGACAACAGGCAGAGGCAGAGGTAGAGCAACAACCTGTTAGTGTTGATCCAAACGTAGAGACAGATGCAGACGGTAATCCCTTACAGGATGCAGCAGTTGAAATCGCGGCTGATGCAGTAGTCGAGGCCATCTCAGGGGATGGACAACAGAAAGAAGCCGAAGCAGAGGTAAAAGAGAAAGTAGAAACCAGCACCGGATCTTTCACTGAAATCGCTGAAGAAATTATGGGCGGTAGCTCTGGCGAAAGCAATCAGCAGACGGACGGCGTTTCCTCAGAAAGTGCAGGGGAAGGTGTTGGAGAAGGAGAAGGAGAGGGTGAAGGGGAAGATGACGGGGAACAAGATGAAAAAGAACAAGAAGAACTTGATAAAGAAGTAGGTGATTTAACTAAACAGCAAAGTGACCCTAAATTTATTAACTATGAGTTCTTTGAAATACCAGGTCGTATCAGTTTAGAGTTTGCCGATTTGCCAGAATTACGAGATTTAGATCTCAGTCGTTTCCGTAAACAAGTACAAATGCCTGTGAATAGAACAGAAATATTAGCAAGACAGAATTTGCAACCCGCACTTAGTCGATACCCTACCAGTTTGTCAGATATGAAAGCGCTAGAGGCTAGGCGTAAAAAGTTTGCCCTTGGACGATCTTTGCTCGGAGGTTAGGGGTAAATACTCAGGGCGCTTATTGATTTGCGGTTCTGCACGTTGCATCTGGGATGACCTATCTCTTTATCAATTCGGAGAGCGTGAAGGGGTCGCGTCTATCGTTTTTGATGGCGATGTGATGGTCGTGAATGACATAGGGATGCACTTGGGCTGTCCGATTCATCATTGGTATTCAAACGATTGGGAAATGTTGCCCCGATGGGTTGCAGCCCGTAGGCCGTTATCAGCCGTTACCGATGTAAACATTTTAACTCATTCGTGTTATGGCGGCGCGGATTATGTGTGGCCGTGGCATGGAGGTGGAACGAGTGGACTTAATGCAGTATTTACAGCGCTTGCGCTTGGTTATAGCGAAATTACTCTTGCGGGTATCCCGTTGGATGATGCCGGACACTATTTCGACCCTCCCTGGCAACGAACCAACTTCACCAACGAAGTCCCCTCCGACAACAAAGAAATCAAATACTGGTCGAAAGCCGCGAAAGAAAGTTTCCAAGGCAAAGTCAAAAGCCTCTCCGGTCGAACCAAAGCAATCCTGAATCCTGATGGACATTGAACAAGCTAAGATTATAGAACGACTGCGAGAAGATTGGCGTTTTAATCAACTGAATTATTATTTACCTTACGGTCATGAGGCAACGCTAGTGGGTGGCGAGGTCTGGGAAGCGAAGCATCGCGTTCCTGAGAGTTTACATTTTCTAGTAGACATGGCGTATCACTTTAAACGTGATGAGCTATGGGCGATAGTGAATAAGCTGCGGTCTAAAAATGAAGTGTGGGGTGAGTGGTCAGGGCATCCTTGGCAACTTGACTTCCATAATGCTGGTAAGGATCACCAAGAGCGGATGCTCATGGCGGCTAACCGACCAGGTAAAACGCGAAGTGCGGGTTTTGAAGTCGCGTTTCACATGACAGGTGTTTATCCTGATTGGTGGGAAGGTAGGGTATTTAAAGATCCGGTATTAGTGTGGACGGGTAGCCCTACGAATGAAACGTCCAGGGATATCGTGCAAAAGATATTATTAGGGGGTGTTGACGAAGAGACACTAGGTACAGGTGCGATACCGAGAAGTTTAATTAAGGGTAAGCCCAAGACTCGACAGGCGGGAGTGAGTGACGTAGTTGATACGTTCAAGATTATTCATTCGTCTGGTGGTGTGAGTCAGTGTGTTTGTAAAACCTATGAGCAGGGCTGGCGTAAGTGGCAGGGTACGCAACCGGATTTAGTGTGGTTGGATGAGGAACCTGAAGATAACGAAGAGCGACAACGCAGAATCTATGCGGAAGCCTTAACACGGTTATTGACTTCGCATGGTTCAATGATGGTGACGTTCACACCGTTACTTGGTGCAACGAATCTGGTACAGCACTTTCAGTCTGGTGGTGAAGGTGTGTTTCTAGGGACGGCTACTTGGGACGATGCGCCACACTTAGGCGCGAAAGAACGAGAACGATTAGCCGCTTCCTATCCTGATCATGAGAAGGAAGCGCGGTCTAAAGGCGTACCCATGATGGGTGAAGGGCGAGCGTTTACCACTTTAGAAGATAATATCAAAGTGCAAGCGATAGAAGTGCCGAGTCATTGGGCGCGGATCAAGGGAATAGATTTTGGTTTAGATCACCCTGCGGCGGTAGCAGATATCGCGTGGGATCGGGATCTCGATATTATTTATGTGACGAGAGTGTGGAAGAAAAGGAATCTACCTGATATTTCTGAACACGTTGAAGCGATAAAAGATACAACGCCCTGGATGCCTATTGCCTGGCCTCACGATGGTAATAACCGTCAGAAAGGGATTGGTAGACGGTTAAAAGACATTTACATGGATCACAACCTGAAGATGTTATCGCGTTCAGCGTGTTACAAACCGGATAAGTTAGGCTCCCAACCAGTTGAGCCGATTGTGATGGAAGTCAATGAGCGTTGTGCCTCTGGCCGATTCAAGGTGTTTGATAGCTGTACGGATTTTTTTAACGAGTACCGTAATTATCATAGGCGTGATGGTCGGCTTATTGATCGCAATGACGATATTTTAAAAGCGGTATTTTACGCAGTGATGATGCGTAGATATGCCGTGACACATAGCGGGGGTTTCTCCCGTCCCGTACAAGTTCCCAAAGCATTTAGTGTAGCGAGATGACAGCATACGAAACATTTTTAGATTTTTGCGAAAAAAAAGGACTGCGTTGTGTTGAGCGTGGTGATGTGGGTAAGGCAGAGATATTTATTGCTGAGACTGACAAAGAGGCAGACCTGTTACGTTTCCCACAATATCCCAATGGTTTTTTTCAAACTGCGTGGTTTGTTGCATCGAACGCTAGTGAAGGCAAGTTAGATGTGGGGCAGTGGATAGAGTTTGATGGGTTACACGATTTACAGCATAGCAATGGTGAGCGTCAACAGATGCGAATCAATGTAGCTCGCAAGGAAGCGGAGCGATTCATAGAAAATTCAATTACAGCGAAAAGAATCTAATGGATATAACAGAAATTGAAGGCACAAAAGAGCGAAAGCGTCCTCGGTTAACGAAGGCAGATTTCGATCACATTGCTGATTACCTGGTGCATACTTTGTATGAAAGGAAGGAACGGCGTAAAGATTTAGAGCGCGATTGGAAAGAAGTGGATCGCCAAATTCGCATGGAGCCGGACATTTCGTACAAGATGATTAATGGTACGGTTCCTGATTACATGGCGTGGCTACCGGAAACTGAATTACCGTTACAAGCGCAAACATTAGAGGTACTCAATGCAGATGCCAGGCGTTTAATGGCCCCAACCAACGGGAACTGGTTTGAAGCCCATGCAGCGATTACCGATAAGTATCTCGATAAAGTAGAATTTAGTTCGTTAATTGCGGGTGACGAGAATGATGTCCCGTCTGTTATCACGCAGGACAATGCCGATAAGTTAGTGCAAGGGACAATCAATCACTGGAACAACCAGTATGATTTCTGGGGTCATGTGGATCTCATTAACTCAGATGCTTTCAAGTATGGGCTTGGCGTAGGTGTAGCCCGTATGGTCAGGAAGTCAGTAGTAAAGATAGAAGGTAAGGGCGCTATTCGTAAAGACGAAATGATCCCGATGTTGATTCCAAGATCCATTAAGAAAACCTACATTGACGATAATTATCATGCGGTGATGAACGAAGGGATCATGATCGGTGGTATGCAGATTTATTGTTATCAGCAACGGTTTGATGATTTGGTGATGGCTGCTAATTCCGGTTCTACTGATCCAGATTCTATGGATGGGGGTTGGATGCCTAAAAACCTGAAAGGGTTAACGGCAGAAGAAGGGGAAGTCACGATAATAGAAGGTGAGGGTGACTTTGTGATCCCCAGGAAAACAACGGGGTCGATTGTGATACCGAACGTGATTATCACAGTGGCGCAGAGTGGTACGGGCGAATCTTCTTCTTCGCGTGTAGTAAGAATCCGTATCTTAAAGCATGGTGGGTCACATATCTTTTTTCCTTATCATCGAGAACACGTTGATAATCCTTATCCTACTAGCCCATTGATGTTGGGTTGGCCGGTACAGAAAGCAGCAGTAGACGCTTTGAATCGGTACATGATGTGTGCGGCTTTACACGCGACACCGCCTGTTAGTTATGATCGTGACGATCAACAGTTCGCACAGGAAGGTGGGCCAAGGATTTATCCTTTTGCACAGTGGGCTAGTACGAGTGAAGTACGGCAGCACATTGTCGGTCAACCAGGCGCTCTGTTTAACGCTTATGCTGGTTTTTTACAGCAATATGCTGATGTAACAGGGGTCAATGCACCACGACTCGGCGCACAGACTATTTCCCATACGACTGCTTTTGCGAAAAGTGCGGAGTTACAGCGTGGCACTATCAGAACGGTTGATTATGTCAACGCGACTATGGGTGGCCCGTTAGATCAATGGTTAAGCAAGTGTTACGAAATGGGTCGTGATGCGATGAAAGAGATTACGGTGTACTTAAATACTTACAACGGTTATGTCAGTTTAAATAAACAAACCTTACCTGACATGGTTGAGTTTGAGGTATTTGGGGCGGGTGGGCCTCAAGAAGAAGTACAGAAACAACAAAGACGGTTCAGTGCAGTGCAACTGGTCATGCAAATTGATCAGTTACAGACGCAAGCGAAAGCAATGGGTCTACCAGAGACACTGGATTATCAGAATATGAAACAATCTATACTAAGAGATGCGGGGTGGACAGACGTTGACACAATCCTTATTAACGATGGAGGAGAAACTGCTCCTCAAGGAACTCCAGATCAATCCGGTTTGGGTGTCGCTAATCAAACGGCTGACGTTGCCCCAGGTGCCGCTTTACAAGCCCTTGCGCTCGCAGGACAGCAATAAAGCAGCTACCAACGACCAGATCCATAATTGGATATATGAAAGTGGAAAGGCTCATGCGCTTTCCAACTTATCTTTAATCTTAACCTCTAAGGAGGAAACCAAATGAGTGATGAGGCCATAGCAAACAACTCTGAGGCTGTTGCCCCAGATTCGGGAAGCGAAAGCGTTACAGATCTCGATAGCCTGTTATCGGAATACGACAACAGTGCGACAACAACAACTGAGCAAGCGACTGCTAGTTCGGGAGAAGTAGACGAAGGTGATCGACTGAAACGAATAGAAAGACAGTTAGAACAGTCTCAACGTAATGCGGCTAAAACTCAGTATCGTAGTGGAATGGATCAAACCGTTTCTGTGATGCGTGATGTAATAGGCGCTGATATTGATGCTGATATTTTAGAAGGATTTGTAGAAGGTCAAGCCAAAAAGGATGAGCGTATCACCCAGGCTTGGATCAATAGAGATGAGAGTCCTGCTAAATGGAAAAAAATCGTAACAGCGTTAGCACATAACTTTGAGGGTAAACTCAAAGGTATTTCTAATGTAGATCAACAAGCGACTAACAATCTCGATGCAGTACGCGCTTCAGTTAAATCGAAAACTGAAACAAGTGCTGATCATGACGAGAAGTATTCGTTAGCCAATCTCAATGCTTTAAGTGAGCAAGAGTTTGAGCAAAGGAAAAGTTCTTGGAAGGGTTAGCATATAACAAGAGGAATTTGTTATGGCTTTAACCATATCTGCGACTAATACGGAGTTACCACTCCCAGTCAACAATATGCTCATGTCTACATTCCTGAGAAACGCGGCCTCAAGAGCGCCGTATTTCTTGGGTACTATGCCTGGTGAGATCACCCGAAACGGTGGTACTGCCACGGTGAAATGGAGGCGAATTGATAATCTATCCGCAGCGACTACTGCGTTAGGCGAATTACAAGGTAATGCGTCCTATATGCAAGGTCGTTCCAGTGCGGCACTCGCAGTTACGGATGTGACGGCAACGGTAGCCAAGTATGGCAACTTTGTCATTATGAACGAGACTGTAGATAAGTTTGAACCACAAGGTCAGTTTGATGCGATTATGAAAGTGATCGGTATCAATGCGGGTCAATCGTTGAATCAGGTGCAGCGAAACACTGCTGAAGATTCACAAACGATTGTACGAGTTGCTGGTGCTTCAGACGGTGCTGTAAATAGTAAAATTACTATTGCGTCAATCAAAAGTGTGATTAACACGTTGACGAAAAATTCAGCACGAACATTCTTTCCTATGACGAACGGTAGTCAGAATGTTGGTACTGGCCCACAGTTACCCGCGTTCATTGGTATCTGTCATCCTGATGTCGCTATTGACGTTGCTGGTTTGACAGGTTTTACCAGTGTAGAAACTTACGCTGGACAAGTCGCAACTTACTTAGGTGAGTTCGGGTCAATCGGCGTTGCCGGTCTAGCAGTCCGTTTCTGTTTAACAGAAGATGCGTCTGTTGATGCTAATGCTGGTGCTGCTGTTGGGTCTACAGGTTGTCGTTCAACCGGTGGGTCAAACATCGACCTGTATTCAGTGCCGATATACGGCATGGATGCTATCGGTACAGTCGGATTCGGTCAGAGATACCCAGACGGGTCTTTCATGGCAGGAGATGACCTTGGCCCTGTTGACATTATCGTTAAAGGACTTGGTTCCGGTGGAACGTCTGATCCTTATGACGAGATAACGACTGTAGCCTGGAAAGCGTGGCATGCTTCGGCAGTGCTTAACGCTGCTTTCGGTCGCACAATTCGGTGTAGCGCTGCTACCTTGTAAGTGTGTGTGGTCTTACGGAGGGGCGCTTATGCGCCCCTTTTTAATGGAGAAATATTTTGCCTGAGTTACATCAATTAATTACAGAGGATTCGCGTCCGTTACTGGAAAGGATACGGCGTATCGATCTGGAAAGTTTGTGTGCAAGTTTTAAATTATCGTTTTCGCATGATGCCAGTGCTGATGTGCTGCGTCAGTTGATTCGAGCGAACGGGATAGACGATGTGGCGATCCAAGAGCATATCAAATGTGTGCAGATCGATCAGAAAACGGCCAATGGTGGCGTATCACCGCAAGTTTACCCAGAGCGCATAGAAACAAAAGTAGTCGATTACGATTATAAGACGAAGCTAGAAGAGAAAACAGAAACGACAGAAGGCGATAGTAATTTGCAATCTGTGGTGAAAGCGCAGAGTAAACAAATAGAAGAATTACTGGAGATGAACCGGAAACTGTTAGGTAGCAAAGCAGATGATCCGAATTGGCAAGATCATCCTGAACAGTTACATGGCAAGACGCTTCAAAAGAAGCTGAAAGAGCTAGGTATTCCGGTTTCTCGAAACGATACCAAAAAACAACTGTTGGATAAATTTAATGGGTACAAAAACGCTTCTTAATGGAGTTAATGCGGTACTACGCCGCGTAAACATCCTGACAGGTGACACTGGTGAGCTTGATTCGCTGACCAGTAGTCCTCGCCAAGTATTTATTGATACCGCGATCCAGGTATGGAATGAGGCTACGATACAACTGTATTCCTCTACTTCTGGAGCGCTACCAACTTCGATTACCGAAGCAACGATTACGTTAGCCAATGGGGATCGTGATTATGCTCTAGCCAGTGATTTGGTGCGTATTTACTGGCCGTTACAAGATGAGACTAATGGCCGTGAGATAGAACAGTATCCTGGTGGGTATATGCAGATGGTGAACGATCAGGAGATCCCTACAAATTACACAGGGATACCGTACTATGCCGTGATTCGGCCTACTGACGGTTTGTTGTATCTCGATGCTATACCGCAAGCTACGGAGGCGGGATTAGTTTATAAGTATCGTTATGACAAGTCTTTGGTCTTAGATACTGCAACGGACACGTTTCCGTTTAGTGACCAAGTGTTTCAAGCGATGATTCCGGCAGTGACCGAGTTATGGAGGCGTTCGCGTAATCGCATGGTAGATAACGCCACGTTGGATGCGGCAATGGGTACAGCAAGTAGAATGTTAAGTGAAAACAAGATGAGGCCAAGCTGGTTTAGCGATTGGCAAGTGCGATCTAATCCTTCTGACCCGTATTCACGGTACTAGGCTATGACGCGAGATATTGTCCCTAGAGGCACAAAACGCCAAGAAGCTGACACGATCATTTTAAAGTTTGCGGGTGGATTGAGTACCCGCGCTTCGATCATTGATATTAACGATAACGAATGTGTGGATGGACAGAACTTTGATCTCGACTTACAGAATTTTGCGTTCAGACCTAGAGCGCCGTATGACAAGATTGGCACTGCAACTAACAGTGCAGAAATTAGAGGCTTCGCTTCTCTACAAAAAACTGATGGTTCGGTTTCGATGTTGGTGCAAGCCGGAAACACCGTTTATCAATGGGATGGTACGAACTTCACAAGTAAGGGTACTGTATCTGCGACCGCGCAACTACGAGGTCGATTAAGTCATAATTGGGAACTCGATGATGTAGTCCTGATTACGGATTTGAATTTACAGGAACAAGTATATCAGTGGAACGGTTCTACCTTGTCTACAGTCACGTTTACTAAAAATGATGGCAGTACGGGTTGGACAGGTGAGTTCAGAGCCAAATATTGCACGATTGACAGTGAGCGTGTGATGTTTTCTAACGTCAACGATAACTCTACCGCGTATCCTCATCTCATCGTAGGTAGTAAGCGTGGATCGTACACGATTATCAGCAATGATCAGCGACCGAGTTCGAGTTTAAGTGAAGAAGATCCCTTCTTTCTTTTGCAACCTGATTTACGACCTATCAATGGTTTTGTAGGAGCATTTAATACTGTCGCAACGTCATCACGCGGCGGTGCAATGTTCCAATTAACAGGTGCTAGTGCGAAAGACTTTTCGTTCACGCCTTTATATCCTCGCAGTGGGGCAGATGGAGCCGAGTCGGTAGTCTATGTCGGTAATGACATATTTTACGGAAGGCAAGGGCGAATTGAGTCGCTTGCTGCTACCCAAAAGTTCGGTGATGTTGAGACTAACGATTTATCGGAAGATATCGAAAACTCCATCGAAGATTACAAAGATTGGACAGCCGTTTATAACGAACGGAATCAAAGAGCGTACTTTATGCCCTCTGGCAAGAACCAGTTATGGGTATTACACAAGCCCTTGTTAGGGATGCGTATTAGCCCCTGGTCAAAATGGGTGACGGCTAATTCCCTGAACATGAATTTCACAGCGATGATGAACTGTCTCGATCCGACAGATGGCCTGGAGTATGTGTTTGCCGGTGATGCCAGTGGGAATCTGTATAAGATTGAAGGGTCAGTGAATGGCGGTGATGGCGATGGCAATACGGCTGTTCAAACAGAACGCTTATCCAAATTATTTTCTTTTCAACAAAATGCCGAAGTATTCGATTTTGAAGGTTGGATTTTGTTTGAGAAAAAAGCCGTAGAAACCACCGTCACAATTAAATTCGAGTATAACGGGGATTCAATATTTAATGAGGAAATCACAGAAACGCTTACAGGAATCCCCTCCGCAGCTTACTTTAGCGGAGGAAGTTACTTCAGCGCCGGAAAGTATTTCGGAAAAGCCGTTAGTGGAAGGCTTACCCGAAGAGTCTGGGGTATCGCTGGACGATCCACCGAGTTCCAAATCCGAACCACAGTCGATAGCAAAAACGACTTCGAGATCGCGGAAATCGGGTGTCGGTTCACAGCCTCAACTTGATCGCACTACCAAGCGCTCAGTAGTCATTGAAGAATTAGACTATGAGCATCTACGCTATGTGTATGCAGCGAATAAACAAGGGGTATTAAAATCCCTGGATAAAGCCTTTCACAAGGATTTACCGGTTGAACAGTTCAACGATTTGTTTAGAGCCTTTATTGTGCGTTCCCGTAATCATGTATTTGTAGCAAAAGCCCCAACTGAAAAAGGGTTGATACCTGTCGGTATGGTGTTTGTTGCACCGATTAAAAACGGTTTGATCATTAC